TGGCTGGACTTGCACTAGTCAAATCTAATCCAGTTTCTTCCATGCCAATTACTGAACCCATTATGGCTCCTGTTGCAAAAGCAATTGCAAAAATGTCTTCCGTTGCACGTATGCAAGAGGGTGCAATTATTCCTAAAGTGAATTCTCTGTATGTTCCTTTTGGATTCTTTGACAACATGAAACGTATTGTTGCATCAAAGAAATTTTATCCAGTATTTGTTTCTGGTCTCTCAGGTAACGGCAAGACTTTTATGGTTGAACAAGCATGTGCCCAATTGAAAGTTGAATGTCTCCGTGTGAATATTTCACCTGAGACTGATGAAGACGATTTGATTGGTGGCTTTCGTTTGATTGATGGAGAGACAAAGTGGTTTGATGGTCCAGTTGTTCAAGCAATGAAGTCTGGTGCCGTTTTGATTCTTGATGAAATTGATCGTGGTTCAAATAAACTAATGTGTTTGCAAGGTGTGCTTGAGGGCAAAGGTTTGTTTGTTAAGAAAACTGGTGAGTTTGTTGAACCAGTTTCTGGCTTCAACATTATCGCTACTGCAAACACCAAAGGTAAAGGTGATGAGACTGGTCGCTACATGGCGGCAACAATCCTTGATGATGCGTTCCTTGAGCGTTTCCCAATTACTGTAGAACAGGAATATCCTGATACTAAAGTTGAAACTAAGATTTTGACTAAGTTGTTTGCAAGCCTTGGTATTAATGACAAAGCATTTGCAGAGAATCTTGTGAAGTGGGCTGATATCATTCGTAAGACATTTGAAGAAGGTGCAATTGACGAATTGATTTCCACTCGCCGTTTGTCTCACATTGCCGAAGCATACACTATCTTTAATGATAAGATGGAAGCAATCAAGTACTGTATCAACCGTTTTGATGGTGAAACAAAGACTGCATTCCTCGACTTGTACAGCAAAATTGATGCTGGTATCGATCCTTTGGCTGAAGTGAAAACTACTCTAGATGGAGACGCCGATCATTAATTTAAACATTTCTTTTTAATCTCCTTGGCACAAGTGAACTGTGCCTTTAGAGGCTACTTGACGTAGCCTCTTTTTTTATATATAATAGTGTAGAATTGATTTAACAATATGGAGAAATTATGCAATTTGAAATTGATATTCAGAAACTAAGAACCAAAAAACTTTTTGTCGCAACCCCAATGTATGGTGGGCAATGTCATGGTTCGTATACTAAGGCAATCACAGACCTTATGATCCTTTGTACCAAATATGGTATTGAAGCAAAACTATTTTTTATCTTTAATGAATCACTAGTGCAACGTGCTAGAAATTATCTAACAGATGAATTTGTCCGAAGTGGTATGGACTATATGATTTTTATTGATAGTGACATTCATTTTGAGGCACAGGATGTTTTAGTTATGATGCACTTTGCGGCAAGCCGTGATGACATGGATGTTGTTTGTGGTCCATATCCAAAGAAAGCAATTTCTTGGGAGAAGATTAAAGTTGCAGTTGACAAAGGCTATGCAGATCAGAATCCAAATAATTTGGAAGAATTTGATGGTGACTTTGTTTTCAATCCAGCAGATGGTGTAACAAAATTCAGAGTTGACGAACCAGTTGAAGTGAAAGAGAGCGGTACTGGCTTCATGCTTATTGCACGTACAGCACTTGAAAAATACGACAAAGCGTTTCCAAACCAAAGCTACAAACCAGATCATGTTCGTACAGCAAACTTTGATGGTAGCAGAGAAATCATGGCTTACTTTGATTGCGTTATTTGTCCAGATACAAAACGTTATCTTTCAGAAGATTACATGTTCTGCCAATGGATGCGTAAAGCTGGTGGTAAGGTATGGTTGCTTCCATGGTTGCGTCTGAAACACGCTGGTAGTTATATCTTTGGTGGTTCTTTACAAGCACTTGCATCCATTAACGTTTCACCTACTGCTGGTGATGATGTTATGAAACGTAATAGTTCAGATTTGAAATGACAGATTACAAATATAATGAAGACAAGACTTTAATAGAATTGAAGTCTTATATTGATACAACATACGGGCAACATTATTCCCGTGACAAATTTCAAGCAACAGAATTCATCATTGATGGTGGGCATGGTGAAGGATTCTGTATTGGAAACGTGCTGAAATATGCACAAAGGTATGGCAAGAAAGACGGACGAAATCGTAAAGACTTGCTAAAAATTTTACACTATGCTATAATCATGCTACACGTACATGACTTGAATGAAGGAAAACAAAATGAAACTAAGTGAATCAACAATTAACGTTCTTAAAAACTTTGCTACCATTAATGCTGGTATGCAATTTAAAGAAGGCTCTGTAGTGCGAACTATATCCAAACAGCAAAACGTACTTGGCAAAGCTACAATAAAAGAAACATTTGAAAAAGATTTTGTCATCTATGATCTAAATCGTTTTCTTTCTCTTTGCAGTTCTTTAACTGATCCTGAGATTGTTATCAATACTGATGCAAATAATCTTACAGTTAAATCTGGCACATCCAAAACTACATATGGACTTGCAGATGAGTCTATGATTGTTGCACCGCCAGCAAAAGAGATTAAGATTGAAAACTCCGAAGTGAATTTTAGACTGACAAAAGACGATATGAATCAAGTATTGAAGTTGTCTGGCATCTTAGGTCTTCCAAACATTGCAGTTGTTGGTGATGGTGCAAGCATTTCTATCTCTGCACTTGATGTTAAGAATGATGAGTCTGACAACTTTTCAATTAAGGTTGGTGAGACTGCATCTAATTTCAAAATGATTTTCAATACAGAAAATCTTAAGATGGTTCCAGGTACATATGATGTATCTATTTCATCTAAAGGCATTTCGCATTTCAAACATGCGACTGACCAAATTGAATATTGGATTGCTACTGAAGCTGGCTCTAAGTACGAAGGTTAATATTATGAGCAGTAACGTGATTGTTCCGTCTTCTCCAGAAGATCGTAAAAAGATTCTGGATGCACTTGTCGAAATTTCAAACTCACTCACTCGCATTGAAGCAGAACGTGATTTGATTAAAGACATTCTTACTAGCGTGGAAGATAAATTTGAGTTACCTAAAAAGTACACTCGCAAACTTGCAAAGATTTATCACAAACAAAACTTCACCGAGGTTCAACAAGAACAAGATGATGTTGAGTCCCTTTATGAGAGTGTGGCTAAGTAACACTCGCTTGCATTCTAACATGCAATGTGTTAGAATATATTTTTATGTTATGATAAGGTGAACACATGCTACAAGATTTCTTGTGGGTCGAGAAGTATCGACCAAAAACTGTTGAAGACACAATTCTTCCAGCAGACTTAAAGGCTACGTTTCAACAATTCGTTGAGCAAAAGAACGTACCTAATCTAATTCTTACAGGCGGTCCTGGCGTAGGTAAAACTACTATCGCAAAGGCTATGCTTGACGAACTCGGATGTAATTATATTGTTATCAATGGATCAATGAACGGCAACATTGATACACTACGCAATGAAATTAAAAACTTTGCCTCAACTGTATCATTCTCTGGTGGAAGAAAATATGTCATACTTGATGAGGCTGATTACCTTAATCCTCAATCTACTCAACCCGCACTCAGGAACTTCATGGAAGAGTTTTCTGCTAACTGTGGTTTTATCCTTACTTGCAATTTTCTCAATCGTATCATCGCCCCTCTTCACAGCCGATGCTCTGTTGTACAATTTAAGATAAACGCCGCAGACAAGCCAAAACTTGCCGCTCGTTTTTTGAAACGTATGACTGGCATTCTTGAAAAAGAAAATGTAGAGTTTGAATTGGCAGTTGTTGCTCAGTTAATTATGAAACACTTTCCTGATTGGCGCCGTGTTCTGAATGAACTGCAACGCTACTCTGCTACAGGTAAGATTGATACTGGAATTCTAGCAAATATCTCAAGTGACAATTTCAAGACATTAGTTGAAAGATTGAAAGCAAAAGACTTCACAGGTATGCGTAAGTGGGTTGCAGATAATCTAGACAATGAACCATCAGTACTATTCAAACGAATCTTTGATAACAGCAACGAATGCTTGAAGCCCGATTCTGTTCCACGTATTGTTCTATTGCTTGCTGACTATCAATACAAGTCTGCATTTGTCGTTGACCAAGAAATTAACTTTGTCGCTTTCTTAACTGAAGTGATGGTTGACTGTGAATTCAAATGACACCGTTTGACTACCTAAACGCTATCAATCAAT